GCCAAGGCAACCACAACTTTTCGTTTTTCCTTGTCTCAATGAATCTCCCGTTACATCTGCATAATTTCCGCAGTCACATTTGCACTTCCATAGTGCTTTTCCTCTCCTTGTCCCGATATGTTCGATGACTTCCAATCTTCCGTATCTTTCCCCTTTTATATTTTTATAAGCCATTTATAACACCGTTCCTTTTCATTTCTGCTCTAGCTGCTTTCAAGCCTTGCATATATCCAAAGCGAAAACCGTTTGTTATAAAATCATATTTGCTGTAACTCATTTTCTCAATAGCTTCGATGTCAGAAATACACATATCATATCTTACATCAATTTTTCCAATAGATTTTTCTATTATTCTTGTAACGTTTTTAATCA